CATCGTTGATCCGCGCGCGGAGGCCCATCTCCCGGTAGGCGAAGGCCTCGATCAGCTTGCGTGCGGGCTCGCTCTCGAGGTCGATCACGCCCGCGATGAGCGGAAAGCGGTCCACGAGGTCGTCCCGCATCGCCGCGACGATCGCCTCGTAGTCCAGCGTTTCGATGATGCCGGGCGGCGTGAGGCCCGAGAGATCGATGGCGGTGAAGCGGCTCATGGCGACAGCCTCTCCTCGATCAGCAGGCCGTCCGGATTGGCGTAGGCGTCGAGTCGCCTGGCGCCCGCCGCCGTAAAGTCCCCGTAGACGGCGCGCGGGCGGTACTCGCCCTCGAGAAAGACATGGAGCTGGCCGTCCCGTGTGACCTTCACGGCCTCGATGCGGGTCACCCGAAAGCGTGGCTCCCACTGCTCGATGGCCGAGGTAATCGCCGCGAAATACGGCACGACTTCCTCCGGTGTAATGAGTCGCCCCAGCAGGTTCGGCACGAAGGACCCGTACCACTCCCGCATGATGCGCGAGCCGAAACGGGTGTCGAATATGTCCCGGAGCGACTGGACGACATGGTCCCAGCCGGTGAGGATGCCGCCGGTCGCTGCGTCGAGGCCGACCGAGGGATCGCGCAGGTTCACGTCGTGGACCGTTTCGGCTTGCGGGATAATGCGGCCGACCTGGTCTCCTGCTCGCTGACCGGCGTGGTGTCGGGTTCAGGCGTCGCAGCAACGCCGGCAGGAGGTTCGACCCGAGCCTCAGCAGCGACCCTCTCACCAGGCTCGGGCAGCCGGACGAGCGTGCCGAGCCGCAGCTCGTGTTCCGCCTGGCGTTCGGTGAGGTCCAGAACGGTCCCGACCCCGGTGTTGCGGATGCCCGCGACGAAAGGGCCCGCCCTCTCGGTGATGGCGTAGCGTGGCATGTCAATTTCTCCGTTGCATGAGGCGTTCGAGTTGGCGCTACCGCGTTGCGTCTCAGCAATGCGGTTGAGTGACCCGATGAAATGGGTGCCTTGTGCGAGCTTCAGTTCAGCTTAGGATCAACGAATAGCTTGTGCTTCTGCCGCCGGCTGGATTTTTCGCGAGGACTTGGCGGCGAACGAGATCTTCGATGTCGCGCAAAGCCGTATCCTGCGAACATTTTGCGAGCGAAGCCCATTTCGACGACGTGAGCTTTCCCTCAAAGCCATCGAGCAGGCGGTTTATGACGAGCCGCTGGCGTTCATTCAGATCCGATTGCGCATGACGCTCCCAGAAGCGCGCCTTTGCGAGAACCGTTGAATATGCCTCCTCGGCACGGTCGAAAGCCCGGTCGAGGCACTCCAGAAACCAATCGAGCCAAGCGGTCACGTCCATGTCGCCCTTCTGGGTCGCTTCGAGCATGTCGTAGTAGGCGTTGCGTTCGCTGCGGATCTGAGCCGACATGCTGTAGAACCGGCGCCGGGAATGTTCCGAGCGGGCAAGCGCCATGTCAGCGATTGCGCGTGCAATACGTCCATTTCCATCCTCGAAGGGATGGATGGTGACAAACCAAAGATGGGCGAGGGCCGCCTTGAGAACGGGATCGATATCGTTCTTCGCCTCGAACCACGCGAGGAAACCCTTCATCTCCTCAGCCAGCCGTTCGGCCTTCGGTGCCTCGTAGTGAACGCGTTCACGGCCGAGAGGACCCGATACCACCTGCATGGGACCGGCGCTGTCGTCACGCCAGTCGCCCACACGGATGCGATGCATGCCGCTTCGTCCGGTTGGAAAGAGCGCCGCATGCCAGCCGAACAGTCTTTCCGCGGTCAGGGGCTTGTCGTAGTGCTGCGTGGCATCGAGCATCATCTCGACCACGCCCTCGACATCCCGATCGGCTGGGGTCAGGGCGCCGATGTCGATGCCGAGGCGACGCGCAATCGAGGAGCGCACCTGGTCCTTGTTCAGGACCTCGCCCTCGATTTCGGAGGACTTCAGGACGTCTTCGGTCAAGGTCTGGAGAACCGCCTCCTCCTGAAGCCGGAATCCCAGTGCCTCCATTCGCCCGATGAGCCGCCCCTGCCGATGGCGTACGGCAGCGAGGCGGGTTGCGATCGCCTCGTCCTTCCACCAGAAGCGGGGCCAGTCTCTGAGTTCGTGGATATACATCGCTATTCACCGCAGGATTTGCGGTGAATATAGCCACTAATCTCCGCAGACTTCAAGGAAATTCTCCGCACATTATGCGGTGAATAACTCGCCTAATCTACGCATCTCCAATTAATTCAATTGCTTATACCCACTGAAGCGTCCCAACCCTCACACAGATCAGTTCGCCGGTACGTCTGTCAGCCCGCCGCCGGGCACCACGCCACCATGGATGTGGGATGACCCGATGTTCTTTCCGTCATGCGTGACCTTGCCGCCCGTGATGGCCACGCCCGCATCGCTCACTTCAACGTTGACGCCGCCAACCTTGATCGTCACGGCGGCAGACGCGACTTTCAGGGTGGCGGCGCCAACAACGACCTCGCAGAGGCCGTCCTTGATGGTTGCGGTGACGTTTCCGAAGGTCAGGACGTTCTCATCTCCATTGGATGACGGTGACTTGTTGCTGTCGCTCCAGGTCATGGGCAGCGCGACCGCCTGCTGCCAGTCGCCGTTGGGTGATAACGCGGTGAACTGCTGACCCTTTGACGGGGGCGTATGAACCTTCAGCGCGCCTGCAATCTGGGCGTATGGCACCCAGGGCGACAGGAAGGGCTTGCCCTCGATGTCCTTGCCGAAGTTCAGCCGCACTCGCTGTTTGGCAGGGTCGACCTGTTCAACAGTTCCATGGCGCATTACACCCGAGAAGCGGCGCTCCAATTCCGCAATGCGAGCCGCAAGTTCGACGACCTCACGCATCAGCGACGTGGGCCAGTGACGCCTGGTGGTTCACAATGACGGGATCGAGGTTCCCCGCCACCTCGCCTTCCTCGAACACCTGCGGATCGTCAGACAAATCCACTACCGGCCCGAGGCCAATGGCGTTGGCAGTTTGAAGATGGATGCCCAGCATGTTGGCCGCCTTGCGCCAATCGGCGAGTGGCGTGCCCTCGATTTCCGAGCGAAGCATGCCGGTAATGGGCGCCAGATCGGCGTCCTCCTCCATCACGCCCAGCAGGTCCGCCCACGCCGTGTCCTCACCGATAGCAGCGCCATCGGTCGGCGCCTCAATCAGATCGCAGGTCAGCACGATCTGCCGTGCGGCAAAGCGCACGCCCTTCTCGACCGAGGCACCGCGGCGCGACAGCCTTCGCGAGATACGCGGTACAAGCTTCATCCAGACCCGCGACCAGTCGCTGCGCTCCCGAGTGAGCGCGGCCATGACCTGATGCTCCATGAGATCGAGGGCCAATTCCATGCCCTCGTCAGTATGCGGGATGGTGATGACGCTCTCTTCCCCGGCAACCTCCACCCGCGCAGCTATGGCAGCCTCGATGACGAGATCGCACGAGACATCGCCATGGAACAGGTCGCGCCCCGTCACCTCCAGTTCGTGGTCGTCGGTGGTGACGATCAGGATAGGCTGGCGTTCCTCCGCGATGGTCTGGTCGATGGGCGCAATGGCGCTGTCATGGACACGCCCCTCCGCCAGCGTCGCACCGCGAAGGGCGCGCGCCGCGGCGATGCGCATGGCGAGACGGGCGAGACTCATGCCGAAGCTCCTTCAAAGGCAAAAACCGTTCCAGACCGGAACGGTTTTCCTGACCGGGACATCAAGGGGGCATGTTCCACACGGGAACATGGCCCCCTGCCCCCGCAACGTCCCCAAAGTTTCCCGGGAGCGGCCGTGTACTCACTCCGCAACATCCTCCCGGACGAGAAGAAGGTTGAGATCGCCCATGCTGGTCGGGTGAATGGCGGCAATGGCGAATGACGGACTTCCACACCGCTCGGGCAGTCTGAGAAGGTCACCCTTCGCAGGCCGGAACCCCATGCCGGCAATCTGCGCGGCGGCAATCCAGAAAGCGCTCTGCTCTGAGACCATGCGCGTCGTGCCGGTGAACTCCCCGCCCCGGCCCTGACCTCGGAGATCGGACGGTGCGGCCAGGGCGGAGAAGATGCCCCTGACCTTCACCGCCATCCGGTCGGCATCGGCTGCCGCCTCGACATACTGATTGCCACGGCGCGGGATCAGCACCGCCTCTTCCCCGAACCCTTCAATTGCCGCGCCGGACGCCAGTGCGTCCAGGGCGTCAAAGGGCGAGGTCATCAATGAACCCGTCTCAGGTCCGCTTGCCGGGGATCAGCACGCGCGGACGGGTGCAGTAATGGAGCGCGTTCATCTGGAACTCGAGGTTCACGCCCTTGCCGTTCATCATCTCCCACTGCTTGCCATAGAGGCGCTGGCCGGGCGTGTTGACTGTCTCGATGTAGTCGGCAGGGCCATAGACCGTGCGGAACAGCCCCGGCACGCCCATGGGGAAGAGATGGCACTTGTTGTTGTCAATCCCGACACTGCCGCCACCCCGGTAGTTCGCCCAGGTGATGCCACCGAAGTCGAAGGAGCCGTGAAGGCCACCGGCGCCCGGGTTGATGTAGGCGCCCCTGAGGCTCGCCGCGTCGGCATAGCCCTTGTAGGTATCGCGAACCTCCTTGTGGGCGATGAGGTCGTCGAAGAAGGCGTCCCCGCACAACGCCATGACGCCCGTATAGGGAATGCCATCGAGGGTCGCGGCCATCTGGCGAATGACGCCGGCGCACTTCTTGCGGAGGCCGCCCTCAGGGGGCGTCGCATTGTCGAGGTCGAAGTCGATCTCGGCCGCCGGGGTTTCCCCGAACTCGGTGAAGTAGTCGAACAGCACCGCCCCGTCCGCGTCCAGAAGACGGCCGGTCTTCAGGATGTTGATGCGGTGGTATTCCTCGGTGAGGGCAAAGAACTGCGAGGCTTCGGCTGCGCGCTCGGCAATCTTGGACTGCAGGCGCTCGACGGC